TGCCGTTCGCGCGGTTGATGATCTCGCGGTTGATTTCCCGGGTGATGACCCGCTCGCCCTCGTGCAGCTCGTAGATGCCGGTTTTCGGGACATAGTCGGTCCCGCGGGCGTAGGAGCCGAGGACGGTGCTGATAATGCGCCGGGCGTCGTTGCTGATGGTGGTGTTGACTGCTCGATTCGCCGTGTTGATGTAGGTCGATTGCGTGGTGTTCCTGGCCCAATCGGACTGATCGATCTCGACGGGCTGCACCACATCCGGCGACCTTTCGCCCGCTGCAATGGACGCGATGCCGTTCGCGCGGTTGATGATCTCGCGGTTGATTTCCCGGGTGATGACCCGCTCGCCCTCGTGCAGCTCGTAGATGCCGGTTTTCGGGACATAGTCGGTCCCGCGGGCGTAGGAGCCGAGGACGGCCGTTGCTGCCGCCGTTTCGCCTGCGGATATGCCCGGCGGAAGGTAGACATTTTTGTGAAAAGTAGTGATTGTAATGTATTTGTCATGGAGCGAGTCCAGCTCTCGCTGGATCTGATCGACCACCGGCGACACTCTATCGTCAGCCTCTATATTAACGACAGATTGCATGTTGGCAATTTGTTCCGACAAACCGGCAATGACACTCTTCAGGTATTCAATTTCTCCCGCGGCCTCTCGGGCCGTCGATTGCAGCGTTTCGGACCATGCCTGATCCTGTTTGATCTGACGTTCCTTTTCTTCGGACAGCCCGGCAAGGGCAGCCTGTTGCGCGTTCGCGGCCATTTCTATATTGGAGATGGCCTCCCGGACGATCGTTCCGGAATCTATCACGGTCCGCGTGATTTCCTCGCCGAACCGCATGGTGGTTTCCGTGACGCCGCCCTTGTAGCTCGACGCGAAGGACGCCACGGCCTGCTTGTATTCTTCCAGGGCCTTGATTTGCTCCTGCCCGGACAGGCGCATCGCATCATAGTATTGCTGGTTGAGACCAGATTTCTGCGACTCGTACAGTTCCCGGCCGGACATCGTGCTCTGTTTGAGGCTCATGACCATGCTTTCCGTGCTTTTCCGGATGTCGGCCTGCTGCCGGTAGAGGGCGTTCAACTCCTCGACGTGTTTTTTCTCGGCCTGCGTCGCCGCCTGGATCTTCGATTGCAGCGACGTGTAAAAGGATTCATAGGCGGAGAGACGCGATTCCAGGGCCGTCTTGTCGGCTTCGGCGACTTTGATCATTTCGTCAATTTGTTTGTTCGACACGGTTTCAGCCGTCTCGGCCATGTCGTCGGCGATGGCGGATCCGCGCGACGACGCTTCGGTTTGCGTTTTTTGCCATGAGTTTGCCAGATCGGAAAATATGCCTTGCACTTTCGCCTCCATGCCGCCGGCGTTGAGGGACAATCCCAGGGGCACGTTCAGTGATCCGGCTACAGGATTTCTCGCGTTAAAATCCTTGACATATTTGTTCAATTCCGTGGCATTCATACCCGCAAATTCAGAAAAATCTAGCTGCCCGGATGCGACAAGGCCCAGACCGGCGGCTTGATTCTTCACTGCCTGGATGAGTTTCGCAGCGCCTGCGAGCACCACCGCGCCTTTTTTGCCGCCGACGAATGCCCCGATCAATCCCGCTTCCTGGACCCAGCCGGGCAGCGACCGGTATCCGTCCCACATGCCGCTTATTTGACTCCAGATTTTCGGGCCGTATTCACTCACTGCATCGTAGGCCCTCGCGGCGCCGAGCGCGACCTTTTGGATGGTTTCAATGACGCGTCGCCCGGTTTTTTCGGCCAGATCGGCCAGTTCTCCGGATGCCCTCATTGTGTCCAGGCGTTCCACAATGCGCTTCAGGCCGCCCTCGATGTAGGCCATGACGCCGGAGTCCATGACAAGACGCCGGAAGTCGGTCCAGTAGGATTTTATTGTCATTACAAGGTTTGAGAATTTATGTTGCATTTTTTCAGCTTGCCCGCCGAAACGATCCGCCATGCCTTCTATAAGGGCCTTGACGGCGGTTCCCGCATCGATGCCGGCATTGCCGATACTGGCCACCTGTTCGGCGGTCAGTCCCAGCTTGTCTTTCAGGATCTCGTAGGCAGGCACTCCCCGCTCGGCAAGTTGCAATAGCTCTTCAGCCGACACTTTGCCTTTTGTCTGGATCTGTCCCAGGGCCCGGGCGATGCCCTCCATGACTTCCGTGCCGCCGCCGAGGGCGCTCGCCGTATCGACCAGGGTGGTCATGTCGGCGATGGTCGGTTTCAGGCCCATGGCGCGGAGCTGGGTAAAGGTGCCGATGGCCTTTTCAGTGTTGACGGGCATCTTCAGCGCCCACTCATTCAACTTTTCAAACCATTCGTTGCCCTGGCCTTTGGTGATGGTGTCGAGCGAGATGCGCAGGTTGTCCATCTTCGAGCCCACATCGAGGAACCCGCCGGCCAGTTCTGTCAGCCCCCAGCCCGCGAGGGCCGTCACGGCCAGCGTCTTGAGGCTGGTCATTGCGCTGCCGATGTTTCTGATGGCGCCGCCGAGCTTCTGCTGCATGGTCCCGGCGAGACCCAGGACGCGGCGCTGCGATTTCTCGCACATCTGCTGCAGCCTGCTCGTGGCCGTCGATGAGAATTTATCGATGGTGGCCGATCCCTTGTCGTCAACGGAAAGCGTGAGTTGGATTTTATTCGCCATAGCGGTTCCTGTTCCCGGGACACGATCCCGATTTGACTAACTCGGGTCATGTCCCTGTAGCGTTACGCGGGCAGCGGCCACACGGTAAATTCCACGTCAATCAGCTCCAGCGGCAGCACCTCGCGTATCATGACCGGTTCGCCGGCCTCGCCCACTTCGCCCGAGTCGGATTCGACGATACCGATCTCCGGCACGTCAAATTCCGCGATCTGCCAGTAGTGGTTTGACCTCGGATCGAGCGAATAGCTCCCGTCCTGATCGAGCCACACCCGGACGTGCTGCCCGGCGTAGGGCGTGAGGTCGATGGTTTTCGCCGCGAGCTTCCCTAATTTCTCGCAGGTAAACCCCCCTATTTTAATGCTCGGTCCTACAACAGTGATCTTTGCGTTCATGACATTGTTTTCCTTTCTTAGGCATGCGGCGTGATCAGGTAATCAAATGTGCCCGTCGCACTGCCGGTGTTGTACACCACCGCGGTGTTATCGGCCTTGACGATGTACACTTCGCCGAGATAGCCCGCAGGGTCCTCGGTGGGCGTGATCGTCACATGGTAGTTCTGGTGGCCGTAGTTGTGCGTGATGGTCGTTCCCGTCGTTCCGGCGAAGTTTTCGGACGACGGCTTGAGGTCCTCGTCCTGGGTAAATTCCGACAGTGTTGTCGTATTTACCGGCGTTGAATCGGCCCATGTTCTGCGTGCCATATTATTTATCCTCCGGTTCTCTCATTTTCGCGGTCAGGTCCGCGATGATCGAGTCAATGAGGTAGAGCCGTTCGAGCAGGTTCTCTGCCTCGTAACCCGTTAATTTTAAATCGATGAGGCCCGCGACCGTCTCGAACCCCAGCGCCTTGATCCGCTCGTACATGTCATAGGCTGCCCTGTTGTCATCGGTCAATCTCACCGCCCCGATCGGGCAGCGCCCTTTTTCCTCGCAGGGCGGGTCCCGGTCGTCCTCTTCGTATCTTCCGCGACATTCCTCACATGATGTTCTGTGCGCTATTCTCCACGTGAGGAAGTCTTCGAGTTTTTTGCGCTGTCCCCGCTCGCCTCGATGTTGCCGCCGGACAGTTCGAGGATATCGTTCAGGTAATCGCCCGGGAGGCGTTCTACCAGTTCCGCATCATAGGGGATGTCCTTGCCGCCGTCCTGGACGCCTTCCCATCCGGTGATGATGTAGCGCAGCTCATCGAGCGCCACGGCGCCGAAATCGACCTTTCCGCGCTTCGTGTACTTCTTGATGATCGCGTTTTTTTTCATTTCCGAAATCCGGCGGTAAAATATTTTCGAGCCGTCGGCGTCGTATGTCAGTTTTTCTTCTTCCCTTACTAATTGTATTGCCATATAGCGTGCTCCTTTATGCCAGTGGGTTTGTGCTGTTGTCGTTTTGGATCTGGATCACCATTTCCTTTGTGGCCTCGATGGGAAAGCCCGCCGGGGCCGCCGCGGGCAGCTCGGCGGTAAATGTGTGCGTCACCGGGAATATGCCGGGCCCGCCGATCGGCGCGTCGATCTTGTCGAATTTGATGGTCGGCAGCCAGATCCAGAATGTCTGGTAATAGCCGGTCGCGCCGATCTGAGATCCGGTGAAACGGATCATCGCCATTTTCTCCGACTGGTCGTCGAGGTCCTCCATAAATGCGTCGGACTCATAGCGCGGCATCGTAAAGGACCCGGTAACCCGGCGCTTGCCGTCGCGTTTCGGCTCGGCGATGTAGAGACCGGACAGGCTGTCCTGTTCCACTGACAGGATATTTGCCAGTTTGATCTCCAGGGCAGAAATGCCGATTGCGTCACCGGAATCGAGGGGCGTCACCGCGGAATAATCGGCGATCCACAAGTCGAGATCCTGGAAGAGCACGAAATCAAAATCATCGTTCGCAATGCTCCAGGCTGCCGTCGTGGTGTTTGTCGCCGACGCTCGATCCAGATCATAGGGGACCAGGGCAAATTCCGCTTTGCACCCCTTCGCCTCGCCGGTGATGGTCATCTCCTGGGCCATGGAGGAAATGAATTCCCAGATCGAGACCGACTTGTCGATGCAGAGCGTCCCGCGGCGCACTTTCTTGTCGCCGGCGAGCATGCCGCCGCCGGCAAGTATACCGTCGCCCGCCGTCCAGTATTCGGCGTGCATGTTTTCGGCCAATTCGATCGTGTGCTTGTAGACGCCGGCAACAATGGTCTCCGGGGACGTGGAATGGGCGGCGAATCCCATTGCCGATATAATCAGCGATTCCAGGCCGCGGTAGGCGAGATCGCAGACCAGTGACCCCTGCACGCCTTTGGTCATGACGTTGCTGCCGCCTACGCCCGCTTTGTGACGGACCACATTGTCGAGCTCTTTCTCGATCGTGCGGTCCAGGCCTTCGGTCATGATGGAGATCTGATCATTCGCGCCGCATTCGATCGGCGTCCCGTAGTCCGATTGATCGCCCTCCTTCTTCCAGACCGCTTTTGAACTAAACCCGGCTCCTGTGGTCATAGCATTCTCCTGTTAGGCCAGCGGCGATGCGTCGCGACCGTTGGTGACGTCGATTTCCATTTCATCGGTCTCGGTAAATGTGGCCGATGTAGACGACGGATCGCGGAAACAGGTGCATTCCACGGTCTGCTCGATCAATCCGGGCCCTCCGATCGGCGCATCCACTTTGTCGATTTTGATGTTGGTCAAATGGATGTCGAACATGTAGTTGCCGCTCGTAAATTTGAGGTAGGCGTGGAGGCTTGTGTCGGCGTCGCGCCAGTCCAGGTACGTGTCGGCTTCGTAGCGGGGCACGTTGAATTTGAATTTTACCGCCCGGAATCCGTTGCGCTCCGGTTCGAGTATCTCGGTTGCGCGATTGTCGAATTGATCCAGTATGAGATTGTTTTGCAGATCCAGCTCAAACGAACCGATGCCCTTTTCCGTCTCACCGGCAAGGGCCGTCGCCTGGGCTGCGATCTTGAATTCAAGGTCGGAAAACATGATCTTGCTCGCGTCGTCTTCGGTGTCGAGAGCCGTCACAATCAATGCCGTATTGGTCGCTGAATCGAGATCGAGCGATTGAGCGGCGCCGCCGAATTCGATTTTCACCGGCTTGTTCGCCTCGCCGCTGATTTTCATCGTGTCAATTTTGCAGCCCGCGTATTCCCAGACCGACACCCCCTTGTAGACCGCAGCCGTGAATGAGTAGGACAGATTCTCGGCCAGGCTGTACGTGTTGTCGTACAATGCGCCGTTTGCGCCTGGAGCGCCTGCCGCGCCCATGGCGATGGCAATCAGATCATCCAGGTCCTCATAGGTAAGATCACAGGGAAGCGTAAAGGAGTATTTCGTATTCCCGGCGATCGAGGCCCCGGCGCCGGCCAGACCTCGCAGGACCTCATCGGCGTGCTTTTCAATTTCGAGGCCGAACGATTCCGACACAAAGGGGATCGCCCGCGTCACCTTGATTGGCGTGCCGTATGAGGCTTCCAGTTTTATACCTAATATACCCTCAAATCCTTTTCCTACTGTCATGATTCATCTCCTTTCAGTGATCATTTTTTAATTTTTTGGTCGTGTTTCATCCTGCACATATCGATATTCGAGCCGCTTTTTGAGCAGCACAAAATCATCACTGCCGATGATTTCGCTTGCGCCTTCGTCGGTTGCCATTGCCGATAAAACAGATGCAATGCTCAGGCGGTTATTGTCCAGCACGCCGCGCACATCGTCGGCCATGTCGAGGATGCCTTTTATTGCCGGCGCGGTCTGGCCCATAATGGACGTGTCTCCCGACGTCACTTTCTGATAGAGCAGAATATGCACTGACGGTTGTGCCTCGCTTTTCAGATTTGTCAGCGGTTCCCGGGGGACCGGGCCGTCCTTGATTGCAATCGACGGAAATGTGGCGGTCATGGGGATCATGTCCTCATCGGGCGTGATCCATATGCCCGTCGTATCGTTTATGTACGAGAGCGTCGATGCTCCGACCAGAGCGGATTTTATGGCGGTAAGCAGCGCTTTCATATCCGTTCACCCCGCAACTTGCGTTCAATGTTCTCCTCGATGCGCTTCGGCGACATCACGCGCCACCTCTCATAGAAGGGATCGATGACCGGGCGGCCCGGCGTCCTGAGCGTGGTGGTGGTTTTGCGAAGAAAATAATATTTCCGCAGCTTCGACCGTTTGGGCAGTTCGCCGCCGATTTCTGCCAGCGTTTTTCGCTGTCTCGGCGTGATGTTGCGGGTAAATCCCTCCTGTTGTTTCTCGAAAATGCGGATCCAGCTTTTGGAGATTTTTTCCTGCCGCGTATCGACCATGCCGACCTCGACGGCGAATTTGTCGCCCTTCATAACCGGATTGTAGCGGATCGGGATGATCCCCTTCGACGCGCCGCCGGCCTTTTCGGTGCTTTCCAGTTTCGTGTAGGGTTTGCGCCGCATCAGCCTCATGCCTCGCCGTTGCGCCATCATGGCCAGGCTGTCAAAGCTCTGGCTTCCCGATCGCCCCGCCTTGATGTCCTTTCGCAGATCGGCGGCGAGCAGAAATCCTTCTCGTTTCAAGGCTGTCTCAGTGGCCTTGCGGATGATCTCTATTTTCTTTTTTCCTTCCCGCTCCAGGTCTGTACCGATCTTCATCATCATTTTCAGCATTAGAGGCGCCTCCGTTCGGATCGAGTGAGTACGAGTCGCCATGTGCCTGCGGCTGATCCTCCGCCGAGGTTACGGACCAGGTACCAGGTATCGCTGCCGATGGTAACGGTGTCGCCTCGCTCTGGGCTGGACACGTCCGACGCTTTTATAATGATGATCTTCGCGTCGCCCGGGGGGATGTCCTCCATGATCGCGGGATCCGTTTCTTCTTCGATATAGGTGATCGTTGCGGCTTCGCCGCCCGAAGGCGTATACGTGGCCGAATACGCGAATTCATCGGTGTCGAAGAACACATCGTCCAGATCGGTCAGCATGTCGGCTTTCAGCGTCATCGGGCGGTCCTTTCGTGTTTTTCCTGGCACCGCGTACACCGCACGGCGTGGGGCACGTGGGTCAGGCGCTTTTCCGGTATCGGCGTCTCGCAATCGAGACAGCACCGGCGGCCGTCAATGATGAGCGGCGTTTCTGCGGTACGGCAGCTCGTTGACAGTGCGGCCCTGAGCGCATTGGCACGGTGGTATTCGTTGAGTTCGGATGCATGGTCGATAATATCCATTATTCATACCCCTCTTCGAGTTCCCAAACATAATCGAGGAACAGTCTCGTGTTTTCACGATCCAGACATATGCCGCCATCGGGACGCATGATCACCTCAAGGATCGGTTTTGTCGGTCTCGGCGGCATTGCCGTCGTCGCGCACCCGGCCGCCGAAATGATCAGCAAAAGCGCCGCCGGGATTATCAGCCGCATCGTCGCGTTTTTTCTGCCGTGCCTCATAGTCGATCCTTCTCAGGTAGCGATCGAGCCACTCAGTAAGCCGCGCCAGTAGTGCGATGAGCGGACCGATCCATCTCATTATTTTTCCGCCTTCGCTTTCTTCGCCTCGCGGATCTTCGACCAGACGGCCAGCAGTGCGCTGACGCCGGCGGCGATCGCCACAAAGGCCTCTACGATGCTCGACTGCGTTTCCTCGCCCAGGTCTAAGCCGAAGAGCGACGCGATGAGGGCAATTACCATTACCACCGCCGCATATATCCTTTTGCTGAGATACCAGGGGTCCGTGTTGGTGTTCATAGTTCTATCCTTTCTGTCAGTAGAGCCAGCAGCTCTCGATTTTGTCCATATTGTCCACGTGTATAAATTGCCTGCCGATGCCGATGCGTTTAAATCCCGCCATAATGAGGCCGTTTAATACTTTGATGCGCGTCGGGCCGTAGGCGACGATGATATCCGCCGCACGGCCGCTGGTATGATTTTGCGATGTGGAGCCGACGGCGGCGTTGTGGCGCGGGCAGCGGTACCCCGACGATATGACAAATGGCTTCCCCGCGATTGTGCGCGCATCATCGAGCATGGACAGAAAATCCTCATCCATGTTGACCTGGCCGCAGCAACGACATTTGAATTCATCGAGGGCAAAGTGTTTCATTTCTTGTTCTCCAGCGTCGCTTTGATGCCGGCAACCGTTCGGTTGACCATTTCGAGCGTATCGCTCTGTTTCTGCAATGCTTCGCGGGTGCGCTGAAATTCCCGGTTGCCCGTATCCAATAATTGATCAATACGTTTGCAATGCTCGTTCCATGCCGCGATCGATAATTTTTCGTTGATCTGCGCAAATACCATGTCGAACATTTTCCACAACACGCCTACCGTTACGATCCCCGCGAAACATCCTCCGATCAGTTCCCACACAGCGCCCTCCTGTAGTGTGTTATCTCCTGATTTCAGGATTAAACACATACACGGTGAGAGCGCCTTCGGCCGATGCAACGCTCTGGTTGGTTATTGCCATTGTCAATGTGCCTGATACCCATCGGTTGCCGTAGTGTGCGGTATCGGCCAGCAACGGGATTGCCTGCTCTGAGCCTGCCGTGTCGCGGTCCGCCAGTTTACCGCCCATAACGTCAATGCCGTCGGCATCGTTGAGCGCAATGTCATAATCATTCGTCGGCGCCGGTGTGCCCGGATTAGTGATCGCCATGATTACATATCCGTCGATTGAATCGCAGGCCGTCGCCGGCACTGATCCATTTGTGGCATCGCCGGTCCAGGTCCATGTAATTGCCTGCATGTTTGTGGCAACGCTGTCATACGTAACGGCGCACGATCCACCGGCCAGGACACACGCCGGGAGCATCAGCAACAGTATCAGTATCATGCCGAGTAATTTTTTCATGTCTTCGAGGCCTTTCAAAAAAAGTGGCGGCCGGCCGGAACCGGCCGTCACTTGCGCTATGGCACTGTGGTTACAGACTATCCTGCAGCGATATGACCACCCAGGTTGTCCCCGTCCACAGCAATTGTACATTTTCGCCTATCTTGTCGAACAATACTGACGGCGCGTTGGTCGCCGTGGTATCTCCGAAATTGATAGTGCATGTATCGTCTGCATCGATATCCGCGGCGGCGATCAGATAAAGGATCTGACCGGCCGTGGTGCCGTCCTGCAGGTCGATGGTGTCGTTGTCGGCATCATCGTCTCCGTCGAGCAGAATAACGCTCGACGTGAGCGTTGCAGTGAGGTCGCCCTCGGTATCGAAGGTAAACGTGACGGGAGTGTTTTCGATGCGCCCGCCGACGGTCGCATTGCCTGCCACATCGAGGTTGCCCTCCATGTCGATGCCGCCCGTGCTGTCGATGACGAACAGTTGATCATCGGCAACGCCGGAATCGTCTGCACAGATCAGGAAATCGGCGTCGGTGTCGTCATCGTCGGCATAGCGCAATTCGAGCAGGTATCCCGCCTGGGTCACGTCCGCAACAGTGCTTTCGATGGTGACGACCGCCACGCCGGCGGCAACATTCGACGACGTCGATATGGTCATCTCTTCGGTGTCCGCCGAGAAATCGATGTCAACGTCGCCATCCGCATCGATGCCGGAGGTGAAGGTTGCCAGCTCATCAAAAAGTGATGTGCCGGTGGCTACATGCAGCGCCTCGTTCGCGGCGGAATCGATCAGGACCGCGTAGACGTTCGGAGTCGCTGCCACGAGGGTGTCGTCGTCAACCGACAGGCAGAAGCCGTCCGAGCCATCGGCCGCCTGGGCCGTGTCGTTGTCGATCCTGATCAACGATCCGGTGGCCGCCACCTGGCCCGTGGAATGCACTTCAATGGTGCCCTCGCCGGCTGCCGCGGTGATTGCGCCTGATACGGCGAGCGCCCGCTCATCGAGCATATTTGCCATGGCGATGTCAATCACGTCGCCGTCGCGCGCTGCCGATGCGTCAATGTCAATGGCCGGATAGTCGCCCGCCACATCGAGATCAATCCCGATGGCGTTGCCGGTCCCGGTCTGCTCGACTTTTAGTGCGGTGCCCGCAGATCCGTCCTGCTTGGCATGGAGAGCCGCGTTAGTACTCGACGCGTGATCATCGGTGACGGTGAGCACCGGTGAGGTCCCGACGCCGTCGTAGTTGCGGGTAATGTTCGACGCGTGATCCTCATCGCTGTTGACGGCAATATACCCGTCGTCAATGTCGATGTACCCGTCGGACATCTGCAGATCCCCCGCCGTGATGGTCAGCATATCGGCCCCGGCGTTCCCGGCAATGGTCACCTCGCCGTACCGCTCGACAGTAAAGTCCTCGGCGGCACCGTCATAGCACCGGATATAGTCGCCGGTAAATCCCGCGCCGTCGGTAATCGACAAATTGAGGGCCGCGCCGGTCAGGGCGGCGCCGGTGTTGGTGTAGCTGATTCCGCTGCCGCTTGTCTGTGTGTTCGCGGTAATGGCGACGGTCGTGGCCGTGGTTGCGCCGTCGGTAATGGATACCACGTTGTTGCTGGTACGGGTCCCTGCCGCGGAAAGCGTGAGCAGATCCGCTGTTGTCATGGTGTCGTTTGTAATGGTCACCATGTCGGCGTTTGCCGTATCCGTCGCGGTAATATCTCCACCGGATAGGACTAGATCAACCGTAGCGGGGAGCGTAACCTGCGTTGCGCTGCCGCCCAGGGTGATGGCCCCCGTGCCGGATGCCGTGCCGATGCTGACGCCGCCCGACCCGGTGCCGTCCAGAGTCAGCGTGGTGTCCGCCGAAGCCGCCACGAGCCCGTCCTGTGCGATATTCGTCGCTGTGATTGTCCCGCCGCAGGTGATGTCGCCCGTGGTCTGGATTGTTCCCGCGCCGGCATCGAGCGCCGTGCAGGTCACCGCTCCGGCAGCATCAACGTCGAAATTTGTGTAATCGATCACGCCGGTGGTGCCGATAATCGCATTGTCGCCGACGCTGAGCGCATTAGTGTAATCGGTGTCAGTGATCGTGATCGCCGTGGTAACCGCTGCATCAGGGGACAGTGTGAGCGCTCCCGTCGCGGTAAGCTGCAGGTTGTGCGCCGTGACAATCAGGTCCTCCCCGGCCGCGTTGCCGCCGTCCGGGTTGATGGTGATTGCCGTACCGGCGCCGCTTGTAAATGCACCGGCGCCCACGAAATCGAGGGAGTTGATATCGAGCACTGTGCCCTCGATGGTGATCGATCCCGCATCGCCGTCGTCATCAATCGTAATGCTGCCGGTTGTGCCCGACACATCGAATTCGGAAAAGTCTATCGATGCGCCCGTGCCTACGATCACGTTGCCGCCGACGTTCAACGCATTGGTGATGCCCGCGTCGGATGCGTCAATTGCGTCGGTGATTGTTGCGGCGGTCCCGCTCGTGTTGAAGAGCAGCGCATCGGTCACCGCTTGATTGTCGGCCTCGCTGTCCAGTTCCAGGAGTGATGCCTGCGTTCCTGCGAACGTGTTGGATATCTCTACATTACGACCGGTGATTGACGCCGATATTTTGACGTCGCCGGCGGCGTCCAGGGTAATCGTCTGACCGCCCGTGTAGGCCGCATCGAGCGTGGTAGATGACAGGAGGTTCGTCGCCGTCCCCGCATCGTCTTTGACATACACGCCGTTGTTGTAGGTGTAGAGGTACCAGTGCCCCGTAGCCGGCGTCCCCGGCGCCGACGACTGTTCCGGCAGGTCAAACAGGTTCTTTATCATGAGATTGGTAAAGTACCCGTCATAATATACTGCCTGTACAGGCTGGAGCATTGCACACGCGAGGACAAGCGCTCCAGCCAGAATGATTGATGTAATAAATCGTCGTTTCATGTCGTTCCTCCCTTACGCGATCGCGTCGGAGATCAGGTATCCAAGGTCGGCGCAAACCTCTTTGTTGACGTAGCACATCTCGACTTCGATCCAGGTGCCGCCGCCGCCCTTTTTGTCCTCACGATAACGACGGACCTTGTAACCCTGCACGCTGCCCTTGGAGTTGAGCGACAGCATTTTGCGCCATGTGACGGTTTTGGCCTTCGGCGCCGGGTTGACATAGGCGAGTATTGCGTATTTGCCCCACACATACGAGTAGGACGCCGTTTTCGCCATGTTCGCCGTGTTGTACTTTGCGTTGCCGACGAGCACGTTTTCGACCTCGAAAATTGCTTTCATCTGTTCCAGGCCGATTTGCGCCGCGTCGCGGGACGTGGCGCCGCCCTTGACGTGATCGAGGAGCTGAGGGTGCCGACGCAATTTGTCGTAGACCTCTTTGCCGAGGATCAGCGTGTTGGCAGGATAAAAGAGGGCGTTTTTTGCGTCATCGATTGCCGCGATCGGATCGGAACTTGCGTCGGACCACTGATCGGTCCCCGTGAGCGTGGTTCTGTAGCTGGCGCCGTAGTTGCCTGCGGTGGTCAGCGTCGATGCGATCTCCTGTTCCCTTTTCAATAGCAACAGGTCGGTTAAAAACTCGGTGGTGTCGTTGTAGAGGTTGAGAGGCTGATCCGCTTCGTCCATGTCCTCATCGGTGATGAGATCTTTCAGGGCGTGACTGATGCAGGTGTACTCTTCCGTGCTGGTGTTCCAGTCCACTTCGTTTGCTTCGCCCTTGGGACCGCGAATGGTCTCGGGCAGGGTGAAGCGGTCCTTTTGCTGATACACATAATAGAGATCGGATTTTTTGGGTACGGGGATGATGGGGACAACTTTGTCCGCAATCATCGTAAATTCTTTGGGGCTGTACGCGATCGCCAGATTGGTCAGGGGCTGATCGACGTGTAATTGTGATCTATCAGGCATTGTGTGTTCCTCCCTTCGTTAGGTTGCGCTGATGTAGTGCGGCCCGCCCAGGAGGAGGACCTCGATGAGATCGCCGTCGGCGCTTGATGCCTCCAGCGCGATCGCAAAATATTGATCTTTATCCGCGTCGACTTTGACGCCGTGGTAGTTTGAGTTCGAGCCCAGCATGTCTTCCACGCCGATATTGATGCTGTTGCCGTCCACGTACATGAGGGATGTCCCCAACACGCGGACTTCCGCCTCCTGTCCTTCGGCTTCAGGCTTGTTCTGAAGGATGCCGATTCCGGCGCCGGCGCTCGAGGTATCGACGTAATCAATCTGATTGCTCGTGTCGATTTTCATTGCGTGATACTGATAATCAGACAGATCGCGCGCCGCCTCTCTGGTAACTTCAAATACTTGTTTTGATTGGGACATTGTTATTCCCTCCCTTCATATTCTGCGGCAAGCGCCGGATCTTCCTGCATAACGGCGACAAGCGCCTGACGGTAGGTCAGCTCCTTGCCGGCGGTTTTCGCTTCTTCAATCTTCGCGTGTGCGCGGCGGTCGATTTCCGCCCGCGCATCCTTCATGATCCGCGGCGTCGCAACCTTCGCGGATTCCTGGCTGGATTCATCAACCGGAGTCGGCCCGCTGGCAGCAAACTCATCGGCCTTCTGCTTACGTATAGCCTGCTCTGCCTGAAGTATCTGCAGGGCCGCCTCGGGGCCGCTGGTTTTGCCGTCGTATTTGAGCGTTTCGATCAGCGCCTCGTGGCCGGCAATACAGCATTTTTCGACGGCCTGTATCCGCTCGCGCTCGGCGTCGGCAGCGGCTTTCGCCGCTTCATCGGCCGTTTTCTGCATTCCGGCCGCCTCGCCATCCTGATAGCCGACAGTCTTGCCGGCGGCGTGGCCTTCATCAAATGCCGCCTGGTAGATATCGGGATGTTTTTCTTTCAGTTCCTTCAAATCCATGATTTCGGACTCCTTTCCTTGGTGTGTAGTTGCTTTTATGTCCGCAACACCGGCGGCCATGGTAGTGATGAGCAGGTCCATCGTGGAGACACCGTCCACGAGTCCCGCGTCTATTGCCTGTGTGCCGATATAGATTTTTCCATCGGCCATGCGCTCCAGCACTTCGTCGGTAGAGACGCCCCGGTATTTCGCAACATCATCGACAAACATGGAATAGATAAAATCTACCTGCCCCTGCAGGTATTCCTTGCCTTCTTTTGATAACGGCCGGTTGCCTGTGGCGATGCGTTTATAGTGGCCGGCATAGATGTCGGTTTCTTTGTAGCCGTATTTCTCGTCTGCGGCGGAGTAGTCGAGATGGACTGTATACACGCCGATTGATCCGACGTGCGTGATGCCGTTCGAAACGTAGACCTTACCGGCTGCGGCGCCGATCCAATAAGCGGCTGAGGCCATATAGCCGTCGGTATAGGCAACGATCGGCTTTTGTCCGCGGGCGGAATAGATCTTCTCGGCCAGCTCCTGGACGCCGTCCACGGTCCCGCCGGGCGAGTCGATGTACAGCAGGATCGATTTGACCGCATAATTTTCCAGGGCGTCGTCGAGCATGGAGGCAATGTATTTCGTGGATGCGGCGCCGTAAAAAAATGAGAAAAAGGTCCGTGTTTTTGATATGACGCCGGTGATCGGAATAATGGCGACGCCGTCCTTTATCTCGTAGCCGTCGCGGATCTCCTCTTTTTTGATCCCCTCCATGATGCGGGCCTCGATGCCGGCGATATCTATTTTTTCGCCCCGCAGGTGCGTCTTATAGAGTTCCCGGATCTCGGCCAGGTGTTCCGGCACTATCGCCCAGGGCGCCGTCATGATATCGATCAATTTCATTGTTCCGGTCCTTTCTTGGATTTGTCCTCGATGAGGCCGTCTTTCACTCGCGCGTTGTGTTCTTTCACCCTCTGACGGTGGTTGCGCTCCCAGTTGCCGCCGTTGATTTCCGCCGTCTTTTCCTGCAGCGTGGTCAGGCCGCCCTCGATCGATGTGATTGCGGCCCTGGATTCCACGTCCTCGCGGATCATGCCGCGGCCCGGGCCTGTCCATCGAGCGCCCAGGTAGGCCTGGCGGATAATCGGATCGGCAAAAAATCCCGGCGCCGAGATGCGCCCCAGGGCGACGGCCTCGTACATCCACACCTCGTAGACGACGGCAAGAAAATTCTCACAGAACCAGGACCGTTCGGCGGTGAAGTAACGCCACGCTTCGAGCAGCGCTGCCTGCGCGGCGGAATATGATGATGTAAAATGCTTTATGAGGATCTCAAAGGGCAGGCCCAGGGCAACGCCCACCTGCCGGAGCACCGCCTGGACAAAGGGATCGAATGAATTGTTCGGGCGGCCTGGATTGGAGTCGTGGACTTCCTCTCCGGGATTCAGGCCGACGACCAGGCCGTTGCCGAGTTTGATGTCGTCGTCGCTGGTGGTTGAGCCCGTTTCATCTTCCATGTTTGAGAGGTCGAGCGTCGCCTCGCCAGTTTTGCTGGTGATAAAGACGGTGAAAAACCCGGACACGACGGCGGCCATGAGTTCCGCCTCCGTATAGCGGCCGAGCTGCATGAGCGGCTCGATCACCGGCGCCAGGTCAGGGATCCCGCGGCTCTGGCCCGGCCGGTCCTGGTGGTAGAGGTGGACGACATTCGGCAGTCCGGTCGATTTGTCTATTGCCTCGACGGTCTGCCATTTGATCTTGCCGCGATCGATGCCGAGGAGCGTGGTCAGATGCTGATTCGAAAAATGGTACCGTAGAACTTTGCCCGTCTGGTCCTTTTCCACGCCCTCCATCTGCGTCGCCGAGTTTGGCGCGAAATCTTTATTGTTGCAGCGGTCCGCCTCGATGACCTGGAGTTGCAAGCTGTAGGGGAACCACCGACGCCGCAGGCGCGGAAACGTGACGAACACGTCGCCGTTTTCGAGGTACTGTCGATAGACCTGATTGCAGATGGCGTTTCCGTTCAATATGCCGGCGCGGTGACATTCCTTTTTACCCCAGAAGAGCTGCCATTCGCGCTCGGTGTTCGCTTCCCAGAGGTCGGCCTGCGTTTCGGTCATGTTGAGCGCGTCCCGGTCCAGTTGCGCCTGTAGCTGTATCCCCTGGCCGATGACATTCATCGCTTTCGTTTTGAGCGCGCCGGAGGCAATGGGGTTGTTGCGATTGAGGTGACGGGAGCGGTTGCGGAGGGTTTCAAGATCGGTGGCGATGTCTGAATCCGGATCGTAGCCGTAGACGTTGAACTGTTTGAGCGATCGGCGCGACTGTGAGGCGCCGGTCCATCCGGAGGCGATCGCCATCATGGCGCGGGCCTTATAGTGCCGCATCGCGTAATCAGGCGCAACGTGCGTCAGGGCGCGCTCGTAGACAGATGGCTTCGGCATTGTCATGGTCGGCTTTCGGCTCATTGCGGCGTCGCTCCTCGAACTTTTATGCCGCCGCGATCGAGGGACTTTGTCATGCTGTTCCAGAATTCGATCTGATCTTTGATGTAATTGGCGTTCGCCCGAGTCAGCGACCGCCCGCCGATCGAATACGCCTGGCCGGCGGCCACCTTTGTTGATGCCTCCAGCCATGCCGCTAATTGCGCTTCAGCCTGTGCGAGTGTGATTCCTGCCATTTAACGCCTCATGATCTTTTCCTCTCGATGGGGGGAGTATTCTTATTTTCTCCCCTTGGTTCGTCTCACCTTTCTTGGCAAAATAAAAAGTTTTTGTACGGGGCTTTTATACACCCTGTTTTTTGCCAAAAACGCAGATCGACGTCCTACGGACTAAAATAGACGTCCTACGGACTAAAATAGGGTATTGACAAGTTTTTGGAGGTGTGATTGCGGGGATAGAAAAAGCCCCCAGTGTAGGGGGCTTGGGTGACGTTCCCTCCTTTGCTGCTATATTTTTACATATCTCTATTTTTCCCACCCGGAAACATCATCGCTCCAGATTTTTTCTCCTGTTTCCGGGTTTACGTAGCAATTTAACCTGGTAATCGCCACGCCCTGGTTCCTGGCCCAATACTGATTTTCCCCATCGTTGGCGCGGAGGTCAAATCCAAACTCCTGTGGATCTGCGCCTGCGTTTAGACTCTCAATGATAATTTTTTTACTTACATTTTTCATCTCTCTCCCTCCCCTTTATGGCCTCCGCGATCAACACGGCGGCCATGTTTGATTTAGTTCTATTTTCCTTCGTTGCCAGCCCCTCAATCCGGCTGATTAGGGCCGGATTGAGGGAGATGTTCAGGTTCTTCGTTCGTTGCCCTGTGCGCGGGCGGCCTGTTGTAGTCATTTTACGTGCCCCGAATAGCTGCTGTGGCGTGCAGCAACCAAGTTCCTAACATTCGCCCACGCGATGTCTCCCTCGTCCATATCTGCCAACTGGCTCAGTATTTCGGACGCCGTCCCATCAAACCACCGATAGCCGCCATTACGCGCTATGTCGTGGTCGTACTCCATCACCTCGTCGTCGTACTCGTTGCCATCCCATTGCTCAGGTGAGTTTCCGTCTTCGATTGCTCGCAAATCCTCAATGACCTGGGCAGGGTCGCTGTAATAATGTGTGTATGGATCATCCCCGTGGTACTGTAATGTAATCCCACCGCCATTGTCGCATATTATGTCTATTTTCGTGTCGTCCATTTGTTGTCCCTTTCTCCCCGTGTGGCCGATAGGACAGCCGGTGAATGTTATTCGTTGTCGGTATATTTGTAAACGTCAAATTTTTTCGATCCGGTATGTAACCGGCTCGTCTGCAATCTCGCGCAGGGTGTCCAGGTCCAGCTCTTTTCCCCTCAGTTCAGGCGTGAGTCGGAGGGGGACCTCGGTAAACGTCGCGCACAGGCAGCTCAGCGAGTGCGGCAACACTCCGCACACGTGGCGGCCCGTAACAGCTTCCGGCGTGGCGTGGTCGATTATCTCCACGCCATCGCCTACCATCCCCAGTTCGCGGAGGTAGTCCACGAGGCCGGGGTGACGGGTTACTATCAGGTCTATTTTATTCATAGATTTTCTCCGTTTTTATGGTTGATGGATCCCCGCAGTAATCATCGGGGTACGTTTCGACTACCCTATAACGCAGGGTAGTCAATGCCCCTCCATCCGGGGAGAGATTAACGGTCTCATATATCTCCCACATTGGCAGATATCGAGACCCAAGGTTCAATTCCGGCTGATATCCCGCTGGAAAATAGACTTTCTGGCCGTGTTTTATTTCAACACGGTCTAGCGGCGCGGACTTATAAAAGCTGTCCGCTACTATATCGTTTTCCGGAACCACGTAGAAAAGTTCCGGCTTCCTCGTGGGGTCACATATTGTGGCCCCTTCGGGGATTTTATCCCCGTATTTTTCTATAAATTCATGTATTTTCATCTCCCTACCTCCTTGTTTTTGATTTCAATCTACATCAACGCAATCATTATGTCAAGAAAAAAATGCAAGAAAAATGAAGAATAATTATTTTATTCTGCGTCGGTGTCCAGGTTTTTGGGCGGGGTTTTTGTGCCGAGCCGGAAAAAATCGTCGATGTTGTCCATGTGGGCGCACCACTTGCCCTCTATTACCGCGGCGGGGAATTTTCCGGATCTGACGAGCCGGTAAAACGTATCGCGCGAGATCCCACAGTATTCGCAGATGCCCTTCACGGCCCATATGATTTTGGCGCTTTGCGTGCTCATATTCCCCTCGATATGATCCGGCGGCGGCTGGATCCTGATGACTGCGAGGAGGCCCGCAGGAGGTTGATCCCGCCGCCGGGGAATTCCGGATCTGCGGCGAGCATGGCCAGGCAATCGCAGTCAAACAGGTGATTGTCGGCGCGTATCTGCACCCACTCCTCGATGCCGCGCTCGGTGATCTGTTTTTCCTCGGCCAGGATCTGCCGGGCGTAGTCCTCGCCGGTCCCGGCGTGCAGATAGGCGCCCTGGGGCAGGCCCTCGATTGCACGGTTCAGGCGGTAATGGTACATGTCCTTGACTTTCAACGTATCGACGGAGATCAGGCGGAGGCCTCCGGGCAGGGCCTTCCCGGAAGGTGTTTTGTCCAGGGGTTTCCCGAGTTGCAATTTGCCCTCCAGCGCGCGGCTCGATCCCTTCGTTCCCCAGACCCGGCAGCCGCGGCCGGCGCCGTTGTCGCGCAACCACCAGTAGACTTCCTCGGTCCGCGACATGTTCTCGTATTTTTTCCCGCCGCCTGTGTCGATGCAGGCCCGGGCGATCCGCTTTGTTTTTGTTTCGTTGCCATCGATCGGGTATGCGGTATCAAATAAAAGCCTTTCCAGGTCCTCCCACTCCGGCAGAAACCCGTAATGAATCAGCCATGATGTGTAATCGAGTGCGAAGGCGCGGACAGCAAACCAGAACCCATATTTCTGCGTATCGATACCGGCAAGGACCGTGGCGGCCTCGACGGGCACTACCTGCGGGGGCAGCTCGCAGCGGGCACGGAGAACGGTCTCGATGTCTGAGGATATTATGATCTGTTTCCACGGCAGGCCCTCATAGCCGTTTTTGAAATCCTTAAATGCGTCGAGATCGTTCTGACCGAGCAGGAAGGCCGCGGCGATTTCGGATAGCGGCACAAAATAGGAGATCCACGACGGGATGTGGAATCCTATTTTTTTCGGGCGGCATTGGTTTAAGTATGTAAAGAGCTCGACACCGGTTTCGCGTTCGCGCCATTCGCCGGCGCGCACGGCCTGGTCGCGAAGCGTGTCGTTCCACCGCCCGTGGCAATGCTCGCACTCGTACCAGGCCAGTGACTCGGCGTCGATGCGGGCGGGATCGCGCTCACCCTCCGGCCATCGGAACGTATCTCGGGCAAATCGCATGAGCTGCATCTCGCCGCAGACCGGACAGCGGACCCAATAGTCAAATCTGCACTGGGCCTCTTTTGTAAATGCCTGCCAGATCGGCCCCTGCTCAATCGTCGGCGTGGAAATCTTCCAGATTTTACGATTCCAGCGATAGGTGATGGTTCGTTTTTCGGCCAGGGCCTCCGGCGAGGTCTCCCGGGATGATCCGCGATCGATATATTTGTCAAGCTCATCGAGGATGAGATGTTTTATCGGTTTGTTGCCCAGCCGCGCCACCGACGACGCCCAGGCACAATAGATCGGCATGTGCCGCAGTTTGATACGCATGACCGCCCGGTCGTCGTCTGCGCCGGTGTAATAGGACCTCAACCGCGGCGATGAATCTATCATCGGGATGATGCGGTCCTGCATGTTTTCTTTCGAGGTTTGCTGATCCGGAAACACGCAGAGCGCCGGCCCCGGGTCACGGTCTATTGCGTATCCCAGGCAGTTGAGCACAGATTCGGTGACGCCGGTCTGCGGCGTTTTGCACACGATAATGGTCTGCACCGCGTCGTGATACGAGGCGTCCATGATGCCGGCCAGATAGGGCGTGACCTCATTCCGCCAGGGGCCGGGCAGCGCGCTCATGGTGACATGCCGGTGCCGCTCCGCCCACTGGCTGACGGGAATTTGCTTTTTCTTCCGGAGGATCCGCCGCTCGCCGTCGGAAAAGGAAAACCGGTACACCCGCGCCGGTCCGGATCCGGATCCAGATCCCCGGAGCGATGCCGGGTACCAGAGCGCGTCAGGCGTGACGGTTATGCGGGCGGGGATGGTCATGTTAGGCCTCGGCTTTTTGTAACCCGGATAAAGTTTGTTCTCGCCATTGATTCACTATCTCTTCACGCGATTTCAATGAATACCCAGCGTACATTTCCGGATTGAGGAGTTCCATTAATTCGCCCAGATGAGCGCATTGATCATTTCCGCCGATTCTCCACACATAGTAACAACAATAGATGGTATAGATTTCCTCGGTACCGACTCTTTTGAGTCTCCAGTAATGGCGATATCTGCCATCGCGATACACTTCCCGCTCCGGTATAATAACATCGTTTGGGCTGTCACCGAATAGTTCGCGCGTTTTTTCACAATAATACATAAATTTCTTTTTCCATATTGATTGCGGAGTGCGAGCACGACCATGATCACAGTCAAGTTCAACTAAGAAATATTCATCCGGCACTGCAAAATAATCTTCGATTGGTTGTCTATCGCATAAAATAAACGGGTGATTGTTGAGGTCGATGAGTTTGTTTTTCATATTGTTATCCTCCCTTCGTTTCTTTGACAATTTTTCTTAAGCTCTTGAGATCTCTTTCTGCGTTGAACAAAAATCTACGTTGAGAGTCCTGGGGGTTGTCTCTTGGTTGTGAGTATTGTTCTAGTATCATCACTCCTCTCCTTTCAGTGCTTGCATGGCTTCTTTATAGCAAACTTGTACTATTTGGCTTGCCGAAGAGAACTCAACGCCTTCTGAACATAGGCATGTTATGTTCACAAGGGCTTTGTAATACTTCGCCTTTTCCCTTTCCAGATCCATCACCATATCTCGCAGTTTCTGGATCTCGTTTCTCATTTCTGCGAGGTCGGCCTGCTGCATCTCGATGTAGGTATCTTTCTGCTTGAGTTGTTCTTTGAGTGCAGCGTTCTCTATTCTTGCGTCCCCTCAGGGCTTGCTTCCGTATTTAATCCTGTCCAGTTGGTACATGCACCAAACAATAAACCTCCTAAATGGACGGCCTTTTAAGTACCGTTTTTTGAGAATTTCTACTCCATCTCTCATTTTAACATTCCCTCCATCTCTCATTTTAACATTCCCTCCATATCCCTTTCTCAAGATAACCATGCCATGTCTCTCTATTATTTCCGGTTGTAACAAGGATTGATGGGGATACAGTAATGGTCCCGTCTTTATGTTCTGTGATTTTATGCTTTCTGAGGCCACAAACAAGCCCTGTAGGAGTGCAACCAAACCATTGCCCATAGTCATCTTGTCCGTATTCACCAGCAGTCAAACTATAATTCTTGCCATAAACTCTTTTTCCTTGCATCTATAGCCCCTTTCTAATGGCTTCCGTTAACCACTCTCGTTCATCTTCCTCCTGAATTTCTTTTAAAATTTGTTCGTATCTCTTCACCCTATCATACAGCCCATTTTAAATCCAGCGACGCCAGCCATGCTGGAAAATTAGCGTTTATCATTCAGCGCGCGTTAGACAACAATCCTCTGTTGTACCTTGTGTGCTCGCACTGCAGTTGTCAAAGCGTGAGTCTCAGATATATCAAGACCATGCTCAAGGCCGAAAATTCGCCTGTCAGAGAACTTTTTTCTTCTATGAGCAGAAAGTTCTCTGAAGTGGTTTTCAAGGCGCTTTTGCCAATGTGCAAGGTCCATAGTCATTACCATGATGGTCCCGGACCACCGTTAAGCAGGCACTCCATTATCCTGCAACGTGCAAAACTCTTATAACGCTTATCGCGAGAAGCTCTTGGTACTATCCACCGATTCAAACAGAATTCCATTATTTCGGAAGCCGATAGAACACAGGAACGAACGTTCTTTTGCGTGCCCAGCAGGATTTCTTGCCAATTATGGGCTAAAGGTACTGCATATACCTCCCGCGCAATTCCGTGATTAAGAATGTCGTCTGCATCAAGTCCAATCTTCTCTAACGCAGTTCGGGCCACACGGATTTTCCAGTTTGGCCCCATACCAAACCGATTCCCAGTAGCGTAGGGATGACCGATTGCTTCCAGATAGCTCCGCATTTGTTCAAATATCTCGCCTGAAAGATGAAAGTGGCCAAAACCGCGTGTTTCTCCGATCCTAATGAACTGAGGTCCGTTAGGTATAGCAAGACGGTTATAAAGGGAAGACCGTCCCATTGCAGATGTAGTTGTAAGCAGCACAAGCCTTGCCCTGTTTTCTTTCCCGCTGATTACGGCTTGCCGCCCCAAATACTTGCGGTCATATGCCTCTTTAACCTCTTTGCTCCCCATCAATGCCGCAACCAGCTTTCCGCCAATGAGCTGAGAATACGGAGGCACAGAACCAACAACATAGGCATCCATTATGTGTATTAAGCGATCTTTGCGATCTTCAAATGTCCAACCTATCCATTTGTCACGAGCCGAAAGATTGAACACAGGATCACCGAGAGCAAAAAGACCTATCAGTTGACCGTTTTGCTTATCTCTAACAAGAAAGCGTATTCTCCGGCCGAATCCTTGAGAAACTGGCACCGACCACAAAAGACATGCAAACCTGAAGAGCCGCGACTCTTCAGAGTCTGGTCTTACTTCAATGAGTTCAGGGGTTATCGCTTCAGGATCAACTTGTCTCCCGGTCGCAAAGTTCATAACCAAATCAGGACCGTATTGCTCAATAAATGCCTTATTACTCTGCAACACTTCGATCCGTTTTTTTGAATGGAAGTCGCGTATTCTTTGCTTTGTTAGTTGTCCCTCAATTACGTATCCTTTCCCGTTCTTGGAAAATCCGAGCTTTTTGAGTTGTTCATGGATTGCTTCTTGAAGCTCAGTATTGCTCAGGGCGCAAGGATAGGAAAAAGGCTTTTCACCCTCCGCTGGATGCTGAAGGTCGATTTGATGAGAGTGTTTAAATTCATTTGGAGATGAGGTCTCGGGGTTTTTCATCCCGCGCCCTCCGTTCCAATCTGCGCGTTCCTCCGGGTGAAAAGATGGCAAAACGATTTGCAAAATTGGTCATCACCTATGAGGGCATATGAGTATTGTGGAATAAGGGAATATTCCGTGCATATCAAACATGAGCAATCGTTATCTGGAAGATCGTCTCCCCGGTATTCGCTTTTCCATCCTGCGTAATTAATGCTCACATGCTCGGGCACCGGCTTCCACGCAACAACCTTTTGGTGGCACATAAAACCACAATCGTCATACCATATCTGTGGATAGTTAAAGATATGTATCCTCCCACCACTAATTTTTTCTTTTATTATGCACCGTTGCCCGTGTTCGGGTAATCGGTGGGCGATTTGATGCCATTTATTCATTGTCCCTTGCCTCGCTTTCATCCGTTATATCATCCGCCTCGAATTCCACGGTGTACTCCCTGTTTTTCGCGTACTCGTTTATGAGCGCGTCCTTGTCGGCTAACATCGCCCGGATGAGGTCCGGCGTCCGGCGGTCGTCGCCGCCGGCCAGGGCGATCCATCCGCCGGCCTTGCTCTGGATCATGTGCGTCAGTCCCGCATCGAGGACGGCGGCCCGGCCGGATAGTTCCAGTTCAAAAAGATCCCTTGGAATATATTTTCCCTCCTCGATTTCTCGCTTGTACCTGGTCCGATGAATTTCCTCCTCTAGTTTTTCTATTTCCAGCTTTGCTTTCCTCGACTGCAATTTGTCCGCTTCCTCGCTGACCCGTTTCCCCGTGTCAATACGCTTCAGAAACGTGCGCGCATACCGGTCAACGGCATTTTGCTTATATTCCCCCGTTATTTTGTCGGGTAATAATTTCCCTTCGGTGCAGTGACGATGCAACGTCGTTTTCGAAACACGCCAGCCGGATTCCTTTAGATAGGCCAGGATGTTCGGTTTGGTTTTGTAGGTTGCTGCCGACTTTTCGTTGTTCATCACAGATCCTTTCTTTTAATCAGATTTTTCGCCGTTATTTCTTTGTCGGGATGGTTCGATATGTAGGTCAGGACCTCGGGCGTCCGGAATAGCAACTCGGAGATCCGGCCGCCTACGTATTTGCCGTTGCGGAGGACGGTGTACCGGTCCGGATGATTGACGATGACAATCCCGGGATTGCGCAGCATTATTTGATGTAGCTCCCGGACTGCATCGGGCACTCCGATATATTGTGTGGCGCCAGGGGCCGTCGTGACTGCCGTGGCCTGCGCTTTGGCTTTTTCTTGCTCTGGAGCCGGAGGCTGTGCCGGTTCTTGTTTCGGCATGTACAGCCGCGCCGCCGGCGTCAGGCCGCGGTCTATGTACTCGTAAATGTCCACGCCCGCCTGGTAGGCCTCGCCCGGATCTTTGCCTTTGGGCGTCGGCCAGCGGACGGCGTGACGGAATTGATCAGCCCACCATTTAAAGGCATCACCCCCCGCCTTATCGAAATCCAATCCGACCATGATTCCCTTGCTGTCGCGCAGTATTTTGTAGGCGCGATCGTCCGGCCTGGTTGATACGGACCCCAGGGCGACGGCGCCGGCGCAGGGGTGGAGTGAGCATAGTATGGCATCGAGTTCGGATTCAACGACGACGAATGCCGGCCGGTCCTCGCCGATGACCATTGTTGCCGGCGACGATCCCGGGATGACGTAATATCGCGGCGCCGTGTCATCGAATCTCCGGATCCTCAGGCGGACGAGGACGTTATCGATGTACAGCGGAATAACCAGGCCCATGGGGATCCATAGCTTTTTCGGCTTGCCGTCTTCATTCAGGACCTCATCGAGGCCCCAGGACTGGCGCGGGCGAAATATGTCGCGGCCTTTTTCGCCTGGATTCCATCCGATGCCCGCTTGGATTGCCAGGTTGCCGCCGATGCCGCGGGCTGACAGCCATTGCATGATCTCTGTATTTTCGGCCAGGGAAGCCTGCGACCATTGCAATAATTTCGTCGCTTTTTCGATCCACAGATCGGCAGGCGTCTCGCAGGTCCGCGGGACGAATGCCTCCGGTTGTTTTTTGCGGTCGATCGGGCGCCGCCCCAGGGACCCGACGCCGATCCGCAGCCGCTCACAGGCGGCCTTGAATCCCAGGCCCTCGAAGTCGCGCAGGAACTGGATGTTGTCGCCGCCCTTGCCGCAGCGCCGGCACCAGTAGCTGCCCGTCCCGTTATTGTCCTCCGGCCAGACGTGGAAACGATTCGACGGCCCCGTTTTTGGATCGTGGCCGGTCTCACCGCAGCCCGGGCACGGCCCCTGCCATTCGCCGCCTTTTTTCGAGGAGACTTTTTTCAGCTCAACATATTTAAGTGCTAAATCTAGTACGTTCGTTCCCATAGTGTCTACAACCCTCCCCAAACTATCTACCAAAATAATATATATATTCTAATAAGTTATATTTTTTAGTAGATACTAGGGATACTTTTGTATTTAATAATGATTTGTGAAACATATGGCCCTATATCAAGAGTTTTAGGGAAAAGTGTCTACACCCTCCCCTGACCAAGTTAAACGCGGGGGTATCCCCAATATTCCCAATATGTTGCAATTGTAGATACTTTGCTGGAAAGTATCACTATTTGTAGATACTTGTAGAGACAAGTAGATACTTTAGATACTTTTTCCGTAAACTTTTTATTTTGAATATTATTCTTCATAGGGCAATTCTTCCTCTGTGTGCATATCAGGAAGGCCGATGCCGTGATACCATACACACCCGCCGATTTTGTGTTTGTGATACCGCTTGCCCATTTGCTTGCCGAACCAGGAATTTGAAGGGATGCTCTTCGGGTTCTTTGAGATGACATCCTGGTACCACGCGGTGAAAAGATCATAGATGTCAGCGCCTTTTGCGCGAGCGCCCGGCTCGACCACCAGGCGGGCCGCGATAAAATCTCCGATAAGATCCTCCTCCGCCCTATACTCGGCCGTCGCATCGAGGACCCATTCCGGAGGCTTGAGTCCTTCTGCCTGCCATTCCAGACACCCGCGAATCAGCCAGGCCAGTATTCCGGAGTGTTCGGCTTCGAGTTTCTTTTCAAGGTCAAGGTCGGCCTTGCGCTCGTTCGGCGCGATTGGATCACGCTTCACGAATGACAGCGGGTGGTTGATTAGTTGGATGCGCTCCCAGAATGCGAAATCTCCGGCCGGCGCGTGCGGTTTGTCGTTGGTAAGCAGAAAAAGAGTGTGCTGCGGCTTGAACCTGATCGGCTTTTTATCGTGCGGATACCTGCCGGTCAGCACGTCGGCGCCGGTGAACCATTTCACGCGGGACGTTGAAAACCTGCGGCCATCGTCGGTCTCGGAGGCAAACGCGATTCGGAGGCCGCGGAGCATCATAATATCAGGGGACGGCCCGGCGGCGCTGCGGCCCTTGCCCTGGTCGAGCAGCATTTCGGAGGGGATCGGTCCGGCCAGTGGATCCAGTATTTTCATAATGACGTTCTGGATGACGCCTTTGCCGTTCCAGCCCTGGCCCCACATGGCAGCGAACACACGCTCTTTAGTGGATCCGGTGATGGCATAGCCGAAGAGGCGACGCATGTAATCAACCATGTCCTGATTGTCGTTGTATATGGCCAGCAGTGTTTTGTCCCAGAGTGGACAGGGTTCGTTGATGTCATTGAATTCGATGGAACTGGCCATCGAGATATAATCGGTCTGGCGGCCGGGCAGAAGCATTCCGGTCCTGAGATCGACAACGCCGTTCGCCACTCCCAACAGCATCGGGTCCAAGTCGAACTCGTCGCCGGTGATGGCCAGAGGATCCGCGCAGGTCCGGGCAAACTTAAGACAGGCATTGCGCCCGCGTTCCTCGCGAAGAGATTTCACGCGGGTGTAATATTCCTTGCTTTTGTCGCGGACTTGTTTCTGATCGCCCTCCAGCTCGCCGGCTGCAATTTTGGCGGCCATGTCGCGCAGGCTTTCGGCCCGATCCAGATAGATCATCGCCACATCCTCGACGGCCGAAAGCGTTCGCTGCATATCATCTTTCAGCCAGGAATGACCGGTCCATTCATACCATTCATCGGCTTTGTTGTTGTACAGGAACCGGTCTCTATGCACAGCAGCATACAGCTCGCCGTCTCCGAGTTGATTCCGGAACAGGCATTGATTGATAAAATCAACGGTGATCTCCTGGTTCTCTCCCACGCCGGGCCCTGCGCCCGCTCGCTCCGCGGCCTCCTGTTCGACACGCGCCTCAATCTGCTGCACCATGTCCTCCGCCGATTCCTGCTCCATAATCTCCTGAGATATCGTATCGTTATCCATGCACACATCCTACAAATATGTAGCGGCAATCACCACACGAAGAGCACGTACCCCATAATCCCAAAGTCCCACAATAATAATACACTACGCGCAAACAAACGCCGGGCGTGCCGAAAC